AATTATACCGCTTCAGCTGGTGAAGGTGTTTTTGCAAATACAACTAGTGGAGCATGGACTTTAACTTTACCTGCTTCACCATCAATCGGTGATGAAGTTTCTTTTGTTGATTATGCAGGAACATTTGATTCTAATAATTTAACGATTGGAAGAAACGGATCAAAAATAGCTGGAGCTACAGCAGATTTAACAGTTTCAACGGAAAGGGCAGCTAACACTTTAGTGTTTACAGACAGCACTCAGGGTTGGTTGTTAAAGAATAAATAATGGCTGAATACAGAGAAATACACGGAGCAGAAGTAGATAGTATCGCAGGAACTTCTGGAGCGATTGAAGGTGAAATTTTTTATGATTCATCTGCTGATGCTTTTAAACTTGTAACTAATTCAGGAGTTGTTACTCTACAAACAGAATAGGAGTAAATATGGCGGATTATCAATATTGCGTTGCTACTAACACTGGAAAAGGTTTTATAGAAAAAGGAGATTGCAGAAGATTAAAACCAGAAAGTTTTCCTGGTAATCTTTGGAAAATACCTGCAAATTACAAGTTTTCTACAATGTGGATGAACAAAGTATCTGCAACGAGTAAAACTTTAGCTGAAGCACAATCAATCGTTGATGCAGAAGTTGCTCAAAAACAATCAGAATATGATGCTCTTCCTGAAGACGATCCAAGAAAAATAATAAATAATATTTTATATAGAACAAGACCAGGTTCAATAATATTAGAGGAATAAAATAAATGGCTAAATATAATGAATTATTCGGACAATTAGTTCAATACATAGGTTCTGATCCTTCTAATTTAGAAGAAGGAAATGTTTGGTACAACTCATCATCTAATGTTTTAAAAGCTAGAGCATATCAACAAGGCTCATGGTCATCAGGAGATAGTGTAAATACAGGAAGAGGATTTATGGGAGGTGCAAGTTATGCAGCCGCTAATGCCGCTTTAGGTTTTGGTGGAGATACAGGTCCAGCAAGAGTAGGCGAAACTGAAGAATATAACGGATCATCTTGGAGTGAACAAACTAATATGAGTACAGGAAGATCTGCACCCGGTTCTTGTGGCATTCAAACATCTGCTCTTGGATGGTGTGGTTATTCTGGGGGAGGTCTTACCGCGGCAGAAGAATACAATGGTTCTTCTTGGTCAGGAGGGACTGCTTATCCTGGAAGTGCAAGATATTTTGATGGCGGAGGAACAGGAGTATCAGCCAATTCTGCTTTTTCTTTTGGTGCTAACGCCGATGCTGAGGCTTACGAGTGGAATGGATCCTCTTGGTCAGCATCACCAGACATGCCATCTGTCAGAAGTTATGCTGTAGGATTTGGAACACAGAGTTCTACATTTGTAACAGGTGGAAAAAACGCAATCACTTCAACATTAACTTATAATGGTTCATCATTTTCATCAGCACCAGCTATAAATACGGGAAGAGCAAGACATGGTGCAGCAGGCACTAGCACCTCTGCAGGAGTTATATGGGGTGGATCAACCGATGCTGACTCAGATGTTGAAATTAGAAACACTGAAGATTGGAATGGAACAGCTTGGAGTGAGTCTTCTCTTTTAGCAGTAAAAAGAGATGAGCCGATGAACGGAGCAGGAACTGCATCTGTTGCTATGAATGCTTTTGGTTTAATCAGATCGCAACCTAATCCAACTGGAACTGAAAATTATGCAGGACCAGGTGTTGCAACACAAACAGTATCAACGAGTTAATAAATTATGGCAACTTATATACAACTAAGAGGAGTAAAAATACCAGTGGTTTCTTCAGATCCCGCTAATCCAGAAAATGGACAAATGTGGTATAATACTACTAGTGGACAATTAAAAGGTAAATTAAATAGTGGAGTGGTTGTTATTGCCTTTACATAGATCTTAATTAAGACTATAAGTATTTTTAATGACGAAAGAAAAACGAAATATACTTCCTTTAATTGAAAAGGAAACTCCAAATCTTAATAACATTCTTGACCCTGAAGATGTTGAGTCTTTTAAAGATTTAAAACTAGAATTAAAAGACACATGGACTAAAAAACAACAGTTTAGAACTGAAACAGAAATGAGATTTTCTGTGTTAAATGATTTTAAACATCCTACAAATGCATCAAAATATTGGCAATGTGTTAGAGAACAAAATACTTATTTAGAAAATTTAATGCTTTTATCATTTGATGCTAGACGTGCTGAGATTAAATTAAAAAAATTAAAACAAAATTTAGAAAAAGAAAAAGATCCTTTAGAAAAAGAGTTAATGCAAATAGATATAGACGAAAAAGTTTTTGCCATTGCAACTATGCAGTTAACTGCAAAAGACAGGATGAGAGAAATAAAACTTTGGTCAACTTTAAAAAAAGAACTTGATGATGGTACTTTTGATACAAAAGATGTTAATACACATCAGTTAGATAGTTATCATGAAGTATATAAAAATAGAGTAGGTAGTTTAACTCCTGGAACTTCTGAAGCTGAGGTATTTAATGCATTAGGACAATTTGAAACTATAGAAAGACAAAAAAGGGAAAAAGGTTTAATAACTAATGGATCAAAAAAACCAAAGTTTCTTGCAAAAAAACCAAAATAATAAAAAATTATTTTTTCTTATAGGTTATCCAAGATCAGGTAATACTTTACTTACTTCAATATTAAATCAAAATTCAAATATTGGATGCACAGGTAATTCTATTACGTTAGAAATGATGGCAAGATTATATATTTTAAAACAAGATGAATTATTTAAAAACTTTCCAGATCATCAATCTTACGATAATGTATTACATTCTATCTATGATCTATACTATAGTGATTGGCCACAAAAAATTATTATTGATAGAGGACCAGTAATGACAACAGGTAATATGGAGATGATGAAAGAATGTTTTGGATTAAATTTTAAATGCATAGTTTTATTAAGAGATTTAAAAAATGTTTTAGCTAGTTATGTTAAATGGTTTACAAATGAACCGACTGCGTTTGTAAATAAACATGGTAATACTTTAGAGGAAAAATTAAATTATTTAATGAAACCTGGTGGAGCTATTCATAGACAACATTTAGCTATTGAAAATTCTTACAACTATAAAGATATGTGTTACTATATTAACTATGATGATTTAGTAACAAACACTAAACAAGTTTTTATAAATTTATACAAATTTTTAAATACAAGTTGGTATGAGCATGATTTTAAAAATATAAAACAATTTAAGAATAATAATGTTTCTTATAATGATAGTGTTATGGGAAAAAATATGCATAAATTAAAACAAGAAATTAAAAAAGAATCTAATAATTATATAGATCAAATACCAGAAAGTATTATTAAAAAATATGCAATTAGAACCTAAATGGAAATCTTTAATAGTTCAAAGTGAAGATCCTGTTTTTACTCCTGAACAATGTTTAGATATTATTAAGACAGGGCGATCACAAGAAAAAGAAACTGCTAAATTAATTAAAGATGATGGCACCGTAAATACAGAAATAAGAACTTCCAATATTTCTTGGATTCCTTTTGATAAATTAACTCCTATGTATAAAAGATTAAAAGATTATATTCATGCAGTTAATAATAATCATTTTGGTTATGAAGGTGTCTGTTTAAATGAAATGGCTCAATACACAGAATATTCAGAAGGATGTTTTTATGATTGGCACATGGATTCTGCATTCTCAGGAGAAAAACAACCTCCTGTTAGAAAAATTTCAATGACTTGTTTATTATCTCATGAATCTGAATTTGAGGGTGGTTATCTACAATTAATAAATGAAAAAAGTAGTGTTAAATTAAAACAAGGACATGCAATTTTCTTTTCTTCTTTTTTAAGACATCGTGTAACTCCTATAAAAAGTGGTAATAGAAAATCTTTAGTTGTTTGGTTTGGTGGTCCTTCATTTAAATAATGTATAAAGATTTCTTTTTCCCTACTCCTGTGTATGTAAAAGACATTGGTTCATCTGAACTAAATAAACATTTAGAAGAGAATATATTAAATTTGTCTAAAACTGATCCAGGTATGAAAAAATCTAATAAGAATGGCTGGCATTCTAGAAATGATATTTACAATATGCCAGAGTACAAAGAACTCGTTGGTTTGTTATTTAAAATGCAAAATGAAATTTTTGAAGAGGAAGGACTAGAACCTAGTCCTTTTATTGGAAATATGTGGGCAAACATTAATCCTAAAGGAGGATATAATACAAGTCATATACATTCTAATTCTTTATGGTCTGGTGTTTATTATGTTAAAACCCCAAACAATTGTGGAAAGTTAGGTATTAAAGATCCAAGAGCCATATCATTAATGACACTGCCAAAATATAATAAACCTTTAAAATCTTATCAATGGAGACAATTTTATTATGAGGCTGTATCTGGGCGTTGTATAATGTTTCCTGCTTGGTTAGAACATTTTGTCGAGCCTAATCAATCAAACGATCTAAGAATCTCTATTAGTTTTAATTTTTTACAGAGAAAATAATCATTATTTAACGTCTTGCTTGATGAAAAAGGTGTGCTAGTATATAATTATACGTATTTTAATGACATAAAAGATGTTATAGAATGAGGTTATATGCTACAAAAAATAGGATTTCAACCAGGTATCAATAAACAAATCACAGAAACCGGAGCAGAGGGACAGTGGGTTGATTGTGATAATATTAGATTTAGATATGGTACACCAGAAAAAATAGGCGGTTGGAAACAACTAGGTGGTACAAATGATTTGACTGGAGCAGGGAGAGGACTTCATCATTTTGTTAGTTCTACTTCGATTAAATACTCTATTATTGGAACAAACAGAATATTGTATGTTTATTCTGGAGGTGTATTTTATGACATACATCCTATTAAAACTACAACAACTCTTTCTAATGCTTTTAGCACTACTAACGGATCTGCAGTTGTTACGTTAACTTTTAGTGGTTCTCATGGTATTGATACTGGAGACATATTATTGTTAGATAATTTTTCTACAATAACTAATTCTAATTTTAGTGCATCTGATTTTGATGATAAAAAATTTATGGTTACATCTATACCATCAGCTACAACATTAACCATTACGATGCCATCAAATGAAACAGGGTCTGGAGCAACAACATCAGGTGGTATTAGGGTACAACATTATTATCCTGTAGGTCCAGCTGTACAAGCAAAAGGTTTTGGTTGGTCACTCGGAACTTGGGGTGGAGAAGAAATTGGAGCAGCTACAACTACTTTAAATGGTGCTTTAAGTGACAACGCTTTTGGAACAGGTGGTTCAGGAACTTCTATCACTGTTGCTGATTCTTCACAGTTTCCAAGTTCAGGTACAAATTTTATTCAAGTAGGCTCAGAGGAAATATCTTACACAGGTAT